AGTATCTATAACAACTCTGGTTAGATACTCATCATCTTCATTTGCGTGGAAATCCTCAGGGTTCATAATAATGTAGCGTTAATAGTATAGTAGCAATGAATTTTTGATGCTGAAGCAGACTTAACTATAACTCTTTCTGCCCACTCTATCTTCTCAACAAATAGTTCTTGATAGGTTGCTATGGGTGTCAGACTCACAGAAATAGTCTCCAAGTCAACTTTTCCTTTCCATTCAGCAGGTAGTTGAATGATGTTGGTGTCTTTCATAGACCCACGATAAGTTACATGATTTTCAGTCATAATTTAAGTAGTGATAGTATTTCTAGAACCAGCATATTGAGGATCATTAAAGATTCTCTCTGATTCTTCAATTGTAGTATAATTGGGATCAGGATAATCTTTCCATGAATCACCCTCATACTCAACTATTAATGGATTGATATCCTTCCTTTCAGCATACACATGATAAAAACAGTTAATAGGAAAACCTGGTTTTGCTTGAAGATATATCTTCTCAGCATCCCATCTTTTTACTATTATATCTTGATGTGCACCAATTGGTTGAAGTTGAACAGTAATACTATCAGTATGAACTAAGTCTTTCCAATAGTATGGGAGAACAATTTCAGTATCATTCTTTAATCTTCCCCTATGATATACTCCAACCTCTGGTCCTTCAATACAAGCATGACGAAGTCTGTGTCCTTCCTTCTTTGTGGGATTTACTATATCAAAAGTTTTACCTTTTGCATCAGCAGTGCTAAATCTAGAAGCAAGTCTTCCTTTGTTACCAGTGTCTGTTGAACCACTAACATATAAATCTCCATCAATGTAAACTGCATTAGTATGTTCAGTTCCATAAAATCTAGCAGTATGAATATCACCTCCACTAACAGTTAAAGCATCAAGAGTATCTTTGTCTCCTTCTAATCTAGTATTTCCCTTTACATGTAAGGATCTAGAAGGATTATTAGATTCTTCATTTACATCTCTGGCAATCATAGTTGTTGCAACTACTACATCATATTGATCAGCATTCCCAACTAAAAAAGGTCCTTCAATATATCCAGATCCTCTTATTACATTTCTTCCTAATCCAAAAAAAGATTTTCCTTTAGAGAGAGCGTTATAATAAGCTCCATTCCCTACTATTAATTGTTTTCCAACTTCTACATCTGAAAAGTGCATTTTACCTCCTATTTCTTAAGATTTTTGGCATTTTCTTCAGCACTAGATGGTCCTGTCTTACTTCCAAGAATAGAAGTAGCACCATCAGCCATATCAACCAACCCACCATAAATGTTCATAATTGCATTACCAACCACATCTAATTTGTTTTCAGAAAAGAATTTTGCTGTTTCAGTAGCTCTTATATCTACACTCTTTGATTTTAGTATAAGTTTCTCATTACTGTCAAGTGCTATGTAACCAGTTCTGCCATTGTACCCATTGGCAACTAATTCTATATCCTGTGCTTCTATTCTAATCTTACCTTGTGGAGCTCTCAATATAATGTCACCACTAACAGCATCCATTGTAATACCAGCATCATTATTCTTATTATCATCAGTTACTTTTGCATTATCACCTGCTTTGACTTGAAAAGAACCAGGTGATCTACAGATTGTGCTATGCTTACGAACTTCATTACCAGTAGAATCCATACTTATATAATGTATGAAATCATGACCACTCCTCAACATCACTGCTGATTCATTGTTGTCCTTATGAATATGACCAAATTGTATCTCACCATCTCTAGTGCCATATCTGACTGTATGATAATTCTTTCTTTGTGCCATTTAAGTTACATCCTCCTCATTTATGTAGGGACGTTTTGATGGAGTATTAGGTCTGTCAGTAATGACATCATGTGGTTCTGGAACATGTCTTGCACCAACCATCTTCACACCCCTCTTTGGATGATAATGGAAAGGACCATAGTAAGGTTCACCATTAACATAACCTATGAATTGATTTCTATCAACTTTACCTACACAATCAATAACTGTAATTAGTTTTACCTTACCCTTAGGATCATATTCCTTAACTTCATCTTTAGCAACTCTATCAATACAGAATACTGGTCTTAACTCTGCATTAAATCCTGTTTCAGATTTTATATAAACATCAGGCATCTGTGTAAATCCCTCTCCACCAGCAGTTACTTTAACAGATTCCAAACTTCCATTTGCATTAAATTTTGGAACAACAGTAGCACCCGCATTTGGTTCAATAATAATTTCATCGCCATCACTATACCTAACACCTGGTGATACTATCACTATCTCACAAAGATATGTGATTGCTGGATAAGCGCCACTACCTGAAATGGGATACTGACCTTGACTTCTACTTAATGGTAAAGTTGGTGTAGTAAATTTACCTGGTGATTGCACTACATGAGGTTTTCCACCTTCTATTTTCTCATCACCACCAAGTCCAGATTTTGCTTGCTTTTGTAATTCATTTTCTATTGATTCTTTGGTAGCTTCAAAGTTTACATTAACACCAAAAATGTCTTTTAGATTAACACCATCAACTATAGTATTATCAGCAACATTACGATTTGGTATACCTTGAGTGCCTTGAGTGCCTTGAGTGCCTTGAGTGATAATTTGTTGTACATCAGATGGAGTAAGAGGTTCAGTTGTGACCTCTGTGCCTGGTGGAAGTAAGACTGTATCACCAGCAACCACAGTTACTATATTACCAGGTGATGTTGGTATTTCTAATTCACCATCAGCATGAGTTATAGATGTATCATCAGGATTTGCCCATACTTCACCATCTCCTCCTGTGCTTCCATCTGGAATTCCTAGATATCCAGTGCCAGCTTGTATGACATTTATATTTAAAACTCCTATTTGTATATTTCCATCAGGATCTGTGTATTCTCCTATGACTGGTTCAACAATAGCACCTTGCCCTTTTCCACACAGATCTACAACTACAGCATTAACATCATCATCATAGTTAATTCCAAACTCAACAGGATCATAACTTATGATTTCACCCAAGATCCCAACTATTAGATTACCAGCAGCACCTGATCCTTTACCTCCAAAGAACTTGACTGTTGGAGGACCACAGGTAACAGGTCCAGAGTTACATCCACCTGCGCCAAATAAATTATCAAAAGCAATCACTGCTGGATTAAACTCAAGCATTTTAAAATCATTAAATGTATCAGAAAATCCTTTGGCAATCTTAGAAAGATCACTAAGACCTGTATCTGGAGTAACAGTTCCACCATCCCATAGACTTAGTTCAGTTACCTCTGGGCAATTAGATTTTTCATCACAATCTAAAAGAGAAACAATATCTTCAATAACATTAAGCACTTCCCCTCCACCAGCACCACCATCTGTTCCACCTATATCTTCAAAAGGAGTTGGAAAATCAAGAAGACCATCTAATCCACCAAGGATACCACTCACAGTATTTTGAACTGAATTAGCAACTTGTCCTATCATAGCACCAACCATATTATCAGCCATACAAGGTGGTGCATTTACAGCTTTCTTCACCATATCTGCTAACAGTCCACCAACAATAGTTTCTAATCCATCCATGATATTACGAAATGAACAAGATAATTCATCATTAACCTTTTCAACTTCTTCTTTTAATTTTTGTCTCTCATTAACAGGAACTTCAAAAAACTTTTTCTTTGCTTCAGTATTAATCTTTTCAATAGTACTCTTCTCAACCTGAGCTACAGACCATTTCATCTCTGCAGAAATTAACTTACCAAACTTTTTAGTTACCTCTTCTATCTTTTTATCAATTTCAGTTGTATCTATTGTAAGTGCTTTTAATGGATCTTTCTTTGCTTTTTTTAATTCTTTAGTATCTTTCAAAAGATTTTTCATCTGAGTGTTTATCTTTGCTGTTGGTATGGGTCTACAATCAGATCTAATTGATAGTGCTTCTTTTTTCTGTCCATCCTTCTTTGCCTCTTCTGATGCTAAGTCAGATTTAGTAGTGTTACCAGTAGAACTCTCCAATGCTGCATTAAAATCTGTTCCATCCTTTTGAGCTTGTTTTATCCTCTCCTCAGAATTTTCATTATCTTTAATTCCTGTGGTGGCAATTTTATCTTTAGGTGTATATCCACTAAATGGTAAGAAGTTAGCATCAGGAACATTTTTCATCACTGCCTGATAATCATTATATCCCATACAACCCATAATCACAGGTTGTTGTGCATTGTCACCATCTAAGAAGAACCCAAAAACAAAACATCCTTGTGTTAGATTTGCATTCTGAGATGATCCTCTACCTCCACCACCAGCAGTGACAGGATACATAACTGTTGCCCATGGTAGATCATC